ATGATTAAGGTCACCGTACTGGATTCGCAGATCAACGAGCGTGGCGGCAGCTTCACCAACGACCGCAACGAGAACGTCGAGTTCACCACCCGCAAGCAGCGCGGCAAGCTGGAAGCGGATGGCTTTGCATATCCGTTCGACGTGCGCCTGGACAAGGGCCAGCCCGGCTATCAGGCGGGCGAATACGAGCTGGATGTTCCGGCCATGCTGCAGGTCAATAAGGGCGTTGCAACCCTGAGCAAGTTCACCGTGCTGCGCCCGCTGCAGAAGGCTGCACCGCGCCCGGCGGCGCAGGCCTAAGTCATGGCGCGGTACGTCTACGAGTGCCTGCAATTCAACGAACAGACCGGCACCTGTGAGCAGGCTGGATTCGTGCCGCGCACCGATATTCCCGCACTTTCCACTGCCGAAGTGTCGGGGCTATTGTCCATGGTCGCAGTGTGTTTCGCCGTGGCCTGGGCATACAAGCAACTAGGCAGAACCATCCGTTCTTAACTACCTAGCAAGGGGAAACAACATGTTGAGTGCATCTGAGGCCCTCGAGATTCTGGCCGGTCTCTCGGCAACCATCGGCCTGATCGGCGCGGCCAAGCTGGCACCGGCCGCAATCTCGGTCGGCTTCAAGTGGATCAAGGGCGCGATCTTCGGTTGATCGCAGTAACACCGGGGCCGGGCAATCCGGCCCCTTTCTATGGGGGATTGGTGATGCTCGGTCTATTCGTTCTCTGCGTCGGCAGTGCCGCGCTCTACATCGCATTCGGCGACTGATCGATGCGCATCGTTTTGGCACTTCTAATCGGGATGCTCTACAGCTTCACTGCGTTGGCGCAGTCAACAAGCTGCTCCCCTAGCGCTTCCGTTGTTTCAGATTCTTGTCCTGATGAGGGCGCCGCTTATAGCGCTGCATGGGCCGCGGCCCAAGAACAGGTTGGCATATCTAATCTGAAGCCAGGGCTCCGCTGGTGCGCACACGTAGAGGCTGATGGGTCAGAGAGTTACGTGGGCTATGTCAGTTACTGTACAAATCCCATTGGCCGATCATCGTCAAAATACCGTAGTTTCAAGGTCAAATGCAGCGCACGCCCTGAAGAGCTTGGTTGGGAGGGCGGAAGCACTGCTGCGTCGGTTAATGCTTGCCATAAGGGTTGCATGTACTCCAGCTCACTCGATCCGGCTGGTGTGGCCGGTTTCAGCTACACGCCCACCGGGGGTACCTGCACGGAATCTGACGCGCCTGAGCCTAAGCCCGCTGGCGACGGCGGTGGCGATGATGGTGGCGGCACTGGTGGGGAGACGGGTGGAGGTGATGGCGATGGCGGCGGGGATGGTGGCGGTGATGGCGATGGAGGCGGTGACGGTGGTGGTGACGGCGGTGGCGATGGCGATGGCGGTGGTAGCGGTGATGGCGATGGTGATGGTGATGGCGATGGCGATGGCGATGGTGAGAATCCCAGCCTTCCTGAGAATCCTACGTATCCCGGCGACGTGCCGATGCCCTACATGGATCCACCGATCCCAAGCAGCTACCTCGGCCAGTGGTCTAGCGGCCTAGGCAACGGCTCCTGCCCCTCGGCGAAAGTTGTGTCAGTGGCAGTGGGCGGCTTTGCTACCAGCATCAATTTCGAGTTCAAACCGCTCTGCGATTTCGCACTGATGATCAGGGGCCTTGTGATCGCCTGTGCAGGTATCGCAGCGGCCTACATCGTTTCGGGAGTGCGCAAATAATGCCTTGGTTAGCCGCGTTCCTCGTTCAACTCCTGGGCAACTCTCTGGCCCGCGTCCTCACTGGCGCGGGGCTTGGCCTCGCTACTGGTGCAGCGCTGCTGCCACTGGTCAAAGGCGCCCTCAATCTCATCACTCAGAAATGGTCTGGCATTGCCGCCGATCTGGCTAACGTCATGCTGATGGCCGGGGCAGGGGAGGCAATCACCCTCATCGGCTCTGCCATCGTTACGCGGGTCGTGATCGACGCAGGCAAGGTCGCCGTACAGAAGGCAGCGTCCAAATGATGTATCTGATTTCCGGGCAACCCGGCAATGGCAAAACACTGCGCGCCATGTCGATGGCGCAGGAGTTCTACGAGCAGAACCAGCAGCAGGTGAAGGACGGCAGCGCACCGCCGCGGCGCTTCTTTACCAATATCGCCGGGGCTACGGCCGAAGAGAACCCGAGCGCATTCCCATGGCTCGAAAAGCTGCCAGAACACAATGACTGGACCCAGCTTCCTGATGGTTCATTCGTGCTGTACGACGAAGCCCATTCCGATGGCAATACTCAGGGGCTGGAGCGCTATGGCAGGCTGTTCCCGTCCACCGGCAAGCCGGGTGAATCGGAAGACCCACGCATTCGCTCGATGTCCACGCACCGGCATCGCGGTTTCGATCTGGTGTTCGTCACTCAGTGGCCGAGCAAGATTCATCACCAGGTGCGCAGCCTAATTGGCTCGCATACCCACATGAATCGTACGTTTGGCATGCAGCGAGCTGGTGTCCTCACGTGGTCCCGCGTGCAGGCCGATCCCTACGATGAGCGGGTGCGCGATAAGGCTGAAGAAGAGATATGGGCCTACCCGAAGGCGCTCTATGAGCGCTATCGCAGCGCCACGCTGCATACGGCAAGCCACAAGTTCAAGGTGCCCAAGCGCGTTTGGCAGGGCCTGTCGATGACTGTGGCCCTGATATTCGGCGTGTGGCTGGTCTGGCTCTTCATCGTCAAACCCTTGCCCGAAACCAGCAAGAAGGAAGAGCAGGGGGCCGGGGCTTTGCCGGCCGTCAGTGCCCTGGCGCCCTTGGGCGCGGGCATGGCGGCGGCCCGGCCCCTCACCCGCGAAGAGTACGTGGAGAAGCACAAGCCACGGGTCGAGTTTCAGCCGTGGTCCGCCCCCGCCTTTGATGACCGCACCGTGCAATCGCAGCCCGAGCTGTACTGCATGGCCTCCGGCACCACTGAGCAAGACACCACCTGCACGTGCGTAACGGAGCAGGGCACCAAGGCAAAGATTTCGATACCGGTATGCGTGGCGATCGCACGCGATGGACCGGCCTACAACCCGTATCGAGCGCCGCGACAGGAGACCGAACCGGCGCGGGATGAACCTGCCCGAGCCATCGCTCAGTCCGGGCCAACTGGTTCCCATGAGCCTTCGCCTCACTCGCTCGTTGAGGTCGGGAAACGCCCGATGGGCACGTTCCCTGAGACGCCGCCTTACCCGGCCAGCTTCTGATTTTCGTGATGCGTCACGGGGTGCAGGATGAAGAAACCTGCACCCATCCATTTTCCACGCGCCGGAACGTCTGCCCGTTGATGCAGCGATGACCCGGCGCAAGTTCCTTGGGCTTTGCTTCTCGTTCTGCGGCCTCGCGCTTGTTGCGCACTTCGGCCATGGGGACTTCCGGATACATCTGACGCGCGAGGGCCTCACCGGCACGCTCTTGTTGTTTCATCGCTGCGTGTCCGGCAACCCCCAGGACACCGCACGTTGCCAAGAGCAATGCGCTGCCGCCCAAGAACACGCCGAGCGCCACTTTCCATACCAATCCCGTCGAACTCGCCATCTATGGCACCCCCAAGCAATCCGGCAGCCATTCTAAGGGGTGTAGGGGCAGCGCCCCTACGGAAGCGCCTCACACGCGCTGGTGAGGCCTCGGCCCCGGTACTGGCAGGACACCCGCCACAGGATCGGCGTCAGGACCAGCCATCACCCCTGAAGACCGCTTTGCGCGACGATGGGCGACCTCGGCCAGGTCAACGATACCGGCACGCCCGAACGGCCGTTTCTGGCCGCCTCGGGCAATCTCCATCATCCGACGCCATTCCTGCGCCTGTGCTGCCAGCAGAGAGAGCCAAGCCAGATCCTGCGGTTCCAGCTCACGGCCTTCGGGTGTGACCAGTCGACCGGCCTTAAACGAAAAACCGGCCCAAGGGCCGGTTAGGTTGCGATCACGCACAATCAGGCTCCATGCCACAGCAGGGCCGAGGGTCGAGGCAAGCTCCGTGCCAGTCTGGCCCAGATGCGCAGAACATAATATACATTATGCGAAATTATTAAGCTCCGCATGGTACCGGTCCGTGGGCGGTTTCGGCTTCCAAGCTGGGTGCTAGTTCACGCATGAAGGTCATGACTGCCACAACGGAAACGCCCCAGATCCCACAGCTGTCCGCCCGTACTTCCCCACAAGGACGCCCGCGATTTCCAGATCTCCCCCAAAGATGCCCTTGATTCCTGGATCCGCACCTAAGACGCCCTCGATTTCTGGCTCCACATCCAGCTCGCCCTTGAGTTCCCAACTGCGCACCTGATCGGTCAGAGCTTGTTGTTCATCGCAAACACTCTTAGTGTGCCACCTGTGGTCACTGTGTCCGAACGGTCACCCAAGCCATTCAGGCCCTTGACCCCCACGCCCAGGTGGACGTCGATCTGGGCAGTGGCGTGGTCAAGATCGAGGGCCTGCTTGCCGTAGAACAGGCGGTTGAGGCTATCCAGCGGCAAGGCTATGTGATCGCTGCGGTGCTCCCTTCTGAGGCTGGTACGCCGGCCGCCCCGGCCGTCGCATCCTCCTGCTGCGGCGGATGCCACCGCTGAGTCCGCGCGAGGGCTTGATCCTGATCAATGACAGTCGGCCCCAAGAGGGCTAGACTGGCCATCATGAGAGCTCGCACGTCCCCTGCCCTGATCTGCCCAGCGTCCGCAGGCGCTGCTTCGGGCGTGCGGGAGCTGTCATGGTGAGGCTGCTGAGGCGATGGCGGCGACCCCGTTCTCGTGCCCGACTGGCATGGCTGGGACTGTGGGCGCTGCTGCTGCAGCAACTCGCGCTGGTGGCTTACGCCTGTCCGCTGGAATCGGTGGAAGCTGGACAAGCGACCCTGATGGTCGGTTGCAAAGAGATGTCCACGCCGGATCCCGATGCTCCGGCGTTGTGCGACCAGCATTGCCAGCGCGATCACATCGCCACGGCCGATGCGAAGGCCCCTCAAGTGCCTTACCAGCCCGCGCTGGCCGCCTTCGCGCTGGTGCAGGCTCTGTTGCCACCGGTACACGCGCAGTTCTATCGGGATGTTCCGGTGTGCGTGTCCGATCCGCCTCCCCTGCAGCGCTTCTGTAGCCTGCTGATTTAAGCCCCCTCCTGGATTGACCCGTGCTCGTGCTGCATGCGTTGCAGCGCGCTCGTTGTCGTTTCCCGGAGGTCTTATGGAGATGTCTTTCTTCTTGCGTGCAAGGCGCAAGATGGCGTGTGGGTTCGTGTTTGCCCTGGCGCTCAGTGGTCCTGTGCTGGCGGCATCGCCCGCTATCCCGATCAGCTACACAGAAGCCCTACAACGGGCGCTTGCTAACGCCCCAACCCTGCAGGTGCGCCGATCGCAGATCGATGCCAGTACCGAAGAAGCCGCGCGTGCTGGCGCGCTTCCCGACCCACGTTTGATCGTGGGGCTGGCGAACTGGCCCGTCAGCGGACCCGATGCCTTCAGCTTGCGGGCCGATGAGATGACCACCCAGCAAATCGGTCTGATGCAGGAGTTTCCTGCGCGTGCGAAACGACGTGCCGAGCACGCGTTGGCGCAAGCGACGCTGGCGCAAGCGCGCTCACTGTCGATGGCCGAACAGCAGATGGTGGCCCAAGCGGCCGCGCTGGCCTGGATCGAGCTGTGGAGTACGCAGCAAGCCGTAGATGCGTTGGAAGGTCTGCGCGAGCCGGCCCGTATAGCCGAGCGTGCGGCGCGTGCTCGCTTGGCAGGCGGCACGGCCGGGGCCAGTGATGTGCTTGCCGCCCAGGCCGCCCTACTGCAGTTGGACAATCGCCTGGAGCAGGTACATGCGGAGCACGCCGCCGCGCAGGCCGGCCTGGCGCGGTGGTTGGGTATTGCACCAGAGGCGATCTTGGCCAGTGGTGCGGCACCGGATTTTTCGCAGTTGCCATTGGAGCCCACCCAACTGCTGGCCAAACTGGACCAACACACGCCACTACTGGGCTGGGAGGCACGCGAGAGCTTAGCCCAGGCCCAGGTGGATGCGGCCGTGGCCGAAACCCGCCCGGATTGGAGTGTGGAGCTCACCTACGGACGTCGCGAGCGCGCACCCGACGGCATGGCGCGCAGCGACATGCTCATGGTGGAAGTGGGTGTGGGCCTGCCGCTGTTCCAGAAGAACCGCCAAGCACGAGGCATCGCGGCACGGCGGGCCGAGCTGGAGGCGGTGTCCGCAGAGCGCGATGAGGCCCGGCGCATCCAAGCCGAGTCGGTGCAACGCGCGATAGCGCGATGGCGCGGGTTAACCGGCCAGTTGGAGCGCCAGAACACGCAGAGCCTGCCTTTGGCGCGCGATCGTGCACGCACGGCGTTGGCCGCCTACGGCGCCGGTGCCGACCTGCAGCCGTGGCTGGAAGCGCGGCGCGATGAGATCGAATTGCACCTGGAGAACGCCCGTCTGCTGGGCGAACAGGGCCGTGCCTGGGCGGCACTGGCCTATCTGCTACCCCATGAGGAGAACACGCCATGA